GCTTTCCACCAAAAATTTGGTCTAGCCTTTTAGTCCTATCGGGGGCTACTTCTTTTACGTTAGGCCCAGCAGCGTATGCTTTAAGTTCTGGGCGTTCAAACAACGATTTGCTACCTGGGCCAGCAAACCAAGCATTTTCAGCGCCGTTGAACGTCTGGTTTTTATCGCGCCAGTTAGCATAAAAATCGCGTTGTTCAACGTCACGTTGAAGTTGAGCCTTAGCAACTTTAAGAACAAACTCATTGGCAGCTTTAGTGTTGCCAAGTTGAGCGCCAGTTTGCGTAATGCGCTGGGCGTCTGCTTCTGTTTGCGGGCCTTTTTGCTCCAATTGACGTTGCAGCACCGCAGCGCTGGCGTTAGCAAGAAACGCTTGCGAATCTGTAGCGTATTTTTCTGCGTCTTTAACGCCTAACGCGCCCAGCACTTTAGCTGCCGCTGCTTTAGATTCTGTAAATGAACCAGTATCAAATCCTTTGTTTAGGATAGCAAGATTGCTTTCAATTGCTGGTATTGATTTTAAAGCTAGACCTGCGGATGCTTTTACTGCTTTGTAATCTTCAACTAAAAATTTGCCGTATTCTTTACCTTCTTCTTTTTCTTGCACGTTAGAAACATTAACCACATTTGCAGGTGCGTGCGTAGTCTTGTGTGTTATGTACGCTCTGTTAGCCGCAATTGTTTCGGCAGGATTTAAATTAGCTGCTTTTATCGCCCGCTCAAATTCACTAGGCGAAGAATTTTTCAACGCCTGAAGCGTAGTAAAGCCTGCTGGCGTGTTAGGAAGTTTTAACGCCCGCATAAGCGCTATGTCTGGCTGCTCTTTAATTAAATCGGCACGTTCAGTTTTTAGCTGTTCTTTCTCATCAGCCCATCCTTTTGAATTTTTATAGCTAGATGTATTACCTTCTAAAAGTCTATCATCAATTTGTTTTACGCGGTCAACTGTTGGGGCCGCAGCTAAAGCATTAACAGGTGCAACTTGGGGCGCTAAAGCGTTAGGTGATACAGCTAACTGAGCGCGGGCTTGGTCTGCGGTTAAGCCCGTTACCGCCGGAGCAACCATAGGCTCGTTAGGCATCGGAACTAGAGGGGTTGCGTTGTATGTTGGCGCGCCTACAGGCGCGGCCCCTGGCGCGGGCGCGTTTTTACTTTGCCCGTATGCAACGTCTGCTAAATGCGCTACAACGTCTTCAACTTTTCGCATTGACCCTATTCGCAAATCGTCAAACGTGCCGTTTGTAATTGCTTCATTAATTTTTGCTCGGCCTTGTTCTTTTGTAGCACCTATGCTTTTTAAATAATTACCAAGAATTGGATCGGCGTGGATTGACTCATGCAACGCTATGTACTTGTCGGGCGTATCGGCCCTTGCGTACATATCGGGAAGAAGTGACAGTTTTTTAGCCAACAGGTCTGTGTCTTTAATTTGCCCTTCAGTAAGAGCGGTTTTAGCTTCTTGCCGCAATTTTCCAAATTTAAGGCCTAGTTCTGGGCTAATTTTTGTAACGTCATTTATATATGTAGCTGACGTTGGATCAAGACCGCGCAACGCATTTTGTTCTTGAATACCACGTTGGTATTCCTGCATCTTCATTTGGTTAAGCTGGTTTGTTTGCTCACCTTGCTGCAACTGCTGCATTTTCCCGTATTGAGCAAACGGGTCTGGAGGCGCTTGGAACTGATAGCCCTGCGCGATAAGTGCGTTTAGATCGGCCATGATTTACCTTAAGCGTATGCGTTCATAGCCGAAATAGGTGGTCCCATTTGGTTTCGACTATTAATGTAGTTATTAAAGTTTTGCTGATTTTGATACCCGCTTGCCGCCGTAGTAAGGCCACTTGCCAATGTATTTGCTATTCCCATTTGACCGGCTGCTTGGGCGTTGCCTGCGCCCATAATTGAGTTGCCCATTGCGGTGCCGTAATTGCCTAACGTGTTTGACGCAGTGTTGGCATAATTTGCCCCACCCGCGTTTAACTGTTGGCCTGTAGTCTGCCCGATGCCAGCCATGCCAGCCAAGCGGTTGTACCCTGTGTCAGACCTTGCCACGTTAGCGTTATAGCCTGTAAGGGCGCGCTGGTACGCATTTTGGTATTCTTGCGAAGCTAAGTCCCCGCTATAACGAGATGCAGCTTTTAAAGTACCGCCAGAGATTAAACCCCCACGGGCGGCTGCGGAGCGCTCAAGCGCTTTGGTCCCTTCGGACAACCGAAAAGCATAGCCTGGGTCAGCTTGAAAGTCATTTGCACCAAAACTAAACGCGCCCGGTTGAGCAAATTCACCAGCTTGCATTCTTGCCAAAGCATTGGTGCCTGCGGTAAGCCAAGGTTGCTGGCGTTGGACGCCTTCTTCATATTGCCGTTTTTGCAACGCAAGTTGCCGGTCAGCAACATCACTTTGAACAGCCCCAGCTTCTCTAGCCGCCCCAGCTTGTGTTTCAGCGGCTTTATTAGCCCCATAAGCGGAAATACCGCCACCTACTATTATTGCGCCTGCTACCCAGAATGTCATAGCAACACCTCTTGTGGTTGATTCTTTATCCTGTTGCCAGGGCTATACATATTGTCGGGTTCAGCTTCTACCAACTCGGCTTCAGCTTCTTCAACAGTCTTTGCCTCAAGGGCGTGAAAAGTCATACATAGCGCATCGGTCACGGCGTAAACTGCCCGTTTGGTGCCAGGTTTGCTAGAAAACAAATGCGGCCCTGTAATCTCTTGAACGCCGTTATCAGTAGTTATGCCAACTGTACCGGATACGATCAAATAAAAATGCTCTTTTTTATGCACTGCACCAACTACCAATACGCCAGCCGGACGCCAAACTTCACGGCAATACATACCACCATGAAAATAATGCTTAGTTTCTGGCTCGTATTGTGGCAGCTTTGATAACTCTGCCTGCAAGGCCAGCACCTTGTCCATACCCACTAAATCGTTCACGATATTTCCCTTCCGCTGACGCGCATATTGATAGCGCTGGCCGCGCTGGCGATAGTTGAAATGTATGCCGTTGTAGGCAGAATCTGGCCGACCAATTCAGGGAAGGTGTACGTTTCCGAGGCCGCAAGGCTTTTGCTTTTGTTAATCAGATTCTGGTTGCCAGGTGTATCGGAGCCGGTGACCAAGTTGACGCTGATGGTGGCCGTGGACGCGCTGATGTTGGTGGCCGTGAACTTGTCAATGATCACCGCCGTGATGTTGGACGGCACGGTGTACTGCGTCGTCTGAGAATTCTCAACGAGTTTGGCAGGAACAAGATTTCGTGCGGTGACTGTCATACAATCGTCCAAGTAGAGCCAGTAGAAACCGTGACTGTAGCCCCCGTGTTTACAGACACCGGTCCCGCTGACAAGCCGTTATTACCCGTGGCAATTGTATAGCTAGTCGCCACCGTGGTGGCGTTTATCTGAATTCCATTGCTTGAAACGTGCGCGGAGGCCGTTAACTCGCCCGTGCTGGGCGTATATAACAAGTTGGGGTCGCTGGTATTTACGCTGGTAAGAGCGCCCGACGTAGCGGTAGAAAACAACGGATATAGATTGGTGGCCGTGCTAATGTCGTTGGTAATAGCCGCGCCTATTGCAGGAATGTCAGCCGTGGTCAGAGCGCGAAAGGTGGGCGTAGCCGCAGCACCGCTGCTTGGCCCAGCAAAAATGGTATTTACCGCTTGGGTGGTGAGCGTGCCGGTCAATGTGCCACTGGTCGTGACCGGCGAACCTGATACCGCCATGATAGAGGGCAATGCCAAGGCCACCGAAGTGACCGTGCCTGTACTGCTGCTGGAGGCCGGTTGTGGTGGTGGCCCAATTTGCAGATCATCTAGCGAAACCTGATTGCCGCCAGCCCCAGCTAGGTTAAACAGGTTAAGGAAAAATCTGTACCACTCACGCGAAATCATCCCCGTCCGCTTGTCAATAAAATCGACCCGCGAAGACGGAATATTCGTAATATTTTGTTCAGGCATTGGTGGGCGTCACATAGAGTTGTGCGCCCGTGATTGCTATTTTCACGGGGTCGGTGCCCGATATTTCGTAGACCCTATCACGCAACTTTAAAGTCATGCCCAGACGGCGGTAGATTACGCGGCGGTAATACTCACCCACTTTACCCATAGATGTGGAGCGTTCATTGGACCAAGTGTGGCCGCCATCGTCCGAAAAACGCAACATCATCTGAGGATTGTCGCCTTGGCCGGTGTTAAGACCCACGCCCGCTTCGCAACTGATCTGCAAAGTGTGTTGAGTTGTGCGTTTAAGATCATTTGACCCCGTAGGCAGCGCCCTCCAAGACCGCAGCCACTTCTGGACATCGCCGTTGTCGGCGTATTCTTCCATGTCAAAGGCGTAGATGTTGCCGTTCTCAAAGTCCCCGACAATGATTTCATTGTTGTAGGACGCTTGGCAGTTGGAACGGTGACGGACAAAATCGCCGTTATCCCACCCCGCACGCTCGTGCCAGACTTGGGTGGCTACATCGTAGACCCAAGTGGTTTGCGCCGTTGGAAAAATTAACACATAAAAGGCATGGCCGTCTTGCTGATAGGTATACCCTATAGCGTCTGAGATGTCGCCGTACTGCTGAATCTGCCACTCAATGGCATGGGTGGACACCCGCGTTCCGGTGTAGCCGTTAGACCGGTAAACGATACCCCGCCCACGGGCGTCAGAACCAAGCCAGAACAGGCCATTGTCAAGTTTGGCAACCGAGTAGGGGGCAGAGCATCCAATCTCGTTAAAAGCGCCTTGGATGCGTTGTAGCGGAAAATCAGGCAGGCCAGCGTCGTACCAGACCTCAATGGAGTTGGTGCCAAAGAGCCATGCCTCGCGGTGGTCAACGATTAAGGACACCAGTTGGTCAGGATCGCCCTCGGCGCTGGCGAAATCCAACGGGTCTATAGACAGGCCGTCCAGCAATTGCGTCACCCAAACGCGGCTGCTGTTTGGTTCGTTAAATACAAAGTACCCATCCAGATAACCCACCCTGACCGCACCTGGGAAGTCAGGGTCGGTAATCTGGGCAAATACGTTGGTGGTGGAATTGAAGATGTACCCGTCAGGATTGCAGGCAATAAATAGCTGTGTGCCGTTGTCCGACATCGACACCGGCCCCGTGCCGGTAACCGTGCCCAACAGCAGCAGACGCCAAGCGGTGGTAGTGGTGTACAGGCTTGCTTGGTAAACGCTGCTGCCAGACACCACATAAAGGTATTCGCCCAAGACCCACAGGCCGCGAATTGGGCCTTCTCCAATCTCCACCAATCGGCGCAGGCCAGGGGCGCGGGATAGGAAACCCGCAGTCATGCCGCCCTCTGGCACCGCTTCGGGGTACATATTGATCATGCGGTTGTCCGCAGCATTGACGCTGCGGGCCACATAACTAGCACCAAGGATGGGCGAGTCCATGCCTAGTAGTTTCCGGCGTAGATGTTAAAGCGTTGGCGGGTCGCCACGATGGCGTAAGGCATCGACATCACATCGTCAGGGTTGTTGATGCGTTTCAAGTTGCGCTTGCTGGTCATAGCAATGCGGGAGACTTGGGGGCTGGGTTCAATGCCAAACTCTGGCGCAAACTCGCAAGCCAAATTGTAGGTAAACGCACGCAAATAACCTGGTGGGAACAGAATTTCTGTCACCAAGGTGGCCGGTTGAGTTAATTCTTCAACCGAAATAAAATGCCATTCCAAGTCCCGTGTTGGCTTGGGGTAAATGTACATATCCACATCAGGATAAGTCATGTTGATAAACAGCACTTGCGGGTAAGTGGATGTTACCGTCTTGACAGCAATTCCGTCGTATTGCTGCTGATTGATCATTTTTATGCCAAAACTGACATTGGTGCTTGCGTCGCGGTAGTAGGTTGCGTCATCCAGCAAGATGGGGCGGTTGCCTACAAAGTCGCCTGTTGGGCCTAGAGTGCGGTTGATAAAGCCAGCGGGCCAAGTAAACACTTGGTCTTGGGTGCTGAACACCGACAGCCGTTCGGTGTTCCAGCTATCAATCATCTGGTTGAGCGCCATCAAGGCGTCTTGCGACGTAGCGGCAGATGGTGTTTCGCCTTCAGCCAGCACCCCAAGCAACCTTAATGCTCGGTTGATCTGATCGCCAGCAGTGTATGTCGCCATGACTAGGCTCCTTCGGGTTCGGTTCTACGACGGCGCTTTATTTCCAATGCGTTTACAGGAACCGCCTCAGTGACTTGGGGCGTGTCCAGAGTATATCGTGTCCAGCCGTTTTGCTCATCGTAATCGGCTTCAAGTTCCATAGTCGCCACTTTGCGGCCATGAACTGGGTGTGATAAATATATTTCCATAAATGAAAGGGAAGGTTTTTAGCCTTCCCTTCCTTTTACGCTTGCGCGACGTGAATCAAAGCAAAATTCAAAGTCAGCGCCTCAGACAAGCTGCCTGCGGATGCATTTGAAATTACCAAGGTAAATGACCCAGCAGCTACAGCAGCCACCGAAAGCAAATACGTTCCCGCCGTGGCTGCGCCGCTTGCTAATGCCACAACTGGAACATCATAGGCACTTACCGCACTATTTGTAACAATAAAAGCTACTTCAACACCGGCAGCCAAAGCAGCATTGTTTGTCACAATTTGACCAACAGATGCGTTGATAGTCACGCCAGTAGATTTGCTGGTAGCTTGAGTAACAGTTGAAGGTGCCGTAGTAGAACTTCCAGTGTTATACCCAAGTTGCCCACTTCCAGCCAAAGCATAAATAGTTGCTGAACCTTTAAGGTCTTGGTCTTCAAAAGCAACACCAATAGATTTTGTATTTGCCATAATTATTTCCTTAAAGAACGGGGCCGAAGCCCCATTCAAGTTTAAGCAACGCGGTACAAAGACCAGGCGCCGTCGCCGGTTTTTACTGCGCGATACATTTGAGCAGTGCCAGCGGTAGTGACGGTCATCAAGCCTTGTGAGCCTGACGAACCAATCGTCCAGCCGGTGTTGGTCGTGATGGTAATCACGCCGCTGCCGGAACCGTTGGTATTGATCACCACAAAATCAAAGCTGCTGCCAACTTTTGCGTTGGTTACAACTGCGTCCACATCAGTAGCCAAAGGCAATGTGTACGCCGCTGCGGTTGTGGTGGGAGTGCCCAAAATAATACCGTTGAGCAGTTGGGTAGTTGTCAGCGTTGCCGTGACAGTTGCCGTTGCTGGGGTAGTTTGGGTGTTCATTTGAATTTCGCTTAGATTGCCGTCACCAATTTGGTAACCGCCTGCGCCGTTAGGTAGAGTCATGATAAATTTCCTTTAAAAAGAATTACTGATTAACCCCAGATGCGGCAGGCCATCTGTGGACGAATAGTAGAAAAACCGTAGAGTACGTCAATACGGCAAGGCATACGGTCGTTGTTGATGTCGTACTGACGAACAACGCGCAAGCTAATACCGTTATGAACTGCACGCGAAGCCATGTCAACGCCTTGAGGCAGCAACAAGTCAGCGGTAGCAAACGTGATAGCGTCCTTGTGGTAGACCAAGTTTTGTGCGTAAGCAGTAGAAGCGGTGCCCACAAAGGTCACAACAGCGCTAGATACTGGCAGGGCGGTCATGGTAGCCAGTGCGTGAGCAGCGGAGTACATGGGAGCCACAGTCACAGTCCAAGTGCCAGAGACAGCAGTTGCGTCAGCCAAAGCCACAAACTGAAACAGCGAACCAGTGGTTTCACGAGTTTGCGGGTTCACAGCAAAGCAAGCTGCAATAGTAAACACATCACCGGCTTTGATGGTTGTAGTAACTGAGGCTTGCGACAAGCTCACAGTAGAAGAACCTTCAGTAGTCACCGTGCTGCCAACCGTGGTAGCAGCCGTGGCGTCACGCGAACCAGTGGTGTGCTGCTTGATTGATTGGCTCATGTTGACTTCTTCGTAGCCCAACACGCCAGTGCCCATCATGCCGTTTTTAAATTGCTTGCTGATGGTGTCGGTGGGGTTGAACAAGCCTTTCATGCCTTCGACCAGACCGGCGTTAGCAGCGGGGTTAACCGTTGCATAGCGTGGCGACATCGTAGCGGCGTTCTCGTTCAACTTT